CGGTATAATTGCAATACACTCTCCTGCCGGATCTGTAGTGGTCCATGGTTGATTAACTGCTATTGCTGAATATCGTGAAGCTAACTTTTTCATATCTAATTCGTCTGATTGCGCTGAGGTGTAAGCCTCATGACCAACATAATTTGTGACTGGGGTTGCACCTAAATTAATTGCTCTAGAGATACCTTCATTGTGTCCTAACGGTTCTACGGGATAAATACTACAATCTGCTGATGCTACTGTTGGTGAATGGGGTTTATCTAAATTAAATGCTCCTAAAATACCACCAACTCCTTTCGTGAGAAAATCGCCCGCACTCTTAGCTGCTGCTCCCCAATTGCCTGAAATAAAATTCCAAACAGCTGAGTAACCACTAACTGCTGCATTCGCTGCTCCTTCTGCTACTTGTCCAATCACTGATCCTTCTTTACTACCTTGAGACGTAACCTCTCTAACACCAAAATAACTATCATCATCTGCGCTATCTGGTCCTAGGTATGTTCCTGATGCCTCTACTCCCGGAATCAAGGCCGGATGTGGAAAAATAGGAACATGCAGGGCAATATCTCTACAACCTAAAAACACTTGAACTCCAACTGATGGTGACGTTCCTGTGGCTGCCAGTAATGGATTAAAAACTGAAACCCTAGCTACTCCCATTAAATCTACTAAATCGGATGAATTCGTTGTCAAAATAGCCTGTACATGTTCCCACGGTATCTCCAATTCTGCCTCGTTCGATTTAGAGGCATCCAAAGAGACATGCGGTAAACAAGTCATAGCTGTTGGTGTTAACTGTTTAATTGATACACTATCTAAAATTGCTGGATCGTCTAAAGTCATATGTTGTCTAAATGGATCATAGGTACACATTAATAAGCCTTGATGAAATCGGGTTGAATTTAACTTAAACTTCAAATAAACTGTCGGTTGGAAATATGTATAAATACCTAACAATGCTTTATGAAATGAATCTATGGATGCAAACACTCCTGGGATTTGATATTCGTTCTTAGTTGTATTAATAGCATCGGTCTATGCCCAAGTAAATGAATCAATTAAAACGGGATTTTTCAAAATATCTATTGCTGAATATGGGTTCTCATGTGTAACTGAAGCTATCTGTCTCGATAAATGATTGCTTCCCATACCAATACGGGAATCATCTATTAATCCGGAACGTTCTGCTGCTGATACGAAATGTTGATCTTCTACA